ACGCCGCCGAATTGCGCGTCAAGGAGACGGACCGGATCGCCACGGTGGCGGAGAACCTGAGGCGGATGGGTGTGGACGTGGAGGTTTTCGAGGACGGTTTCTTCGTTCCCGGCAGGCAGCGTTTTCGGGCGGCAACGCTCGACTCATTCGGCGACCACCGCATCGCGATGGCCTTTGCCGTCGCCGCTCTGAGGGCGGACGGCGAGTGTACGATCCAGGACGCCCAAGCGGCGTGCGTGTCTTTTCCCGAGTTCTTTGATATCCTGCATCAGTTGACGGAGTAGCCCATGGCAGCCCATGCAACAGTAGATCCGGCCCTTGAGGGCGTCGCACACGACCTCAGCAACGTGTTTCAGACCATCGAAGAGGCGGCCCGGCTATTGTCGTCCGATCCCAAGTGGAGTTCCATTTCGGCGATCCTGGGGCGAAGCGTCGAGCGCGGCCGGGCCATCACACGCTGCCTCGAGCAGAACTCCGCAACGCCGGCCGACGTCGAACAGGCCGTTGCGAGCGCGGTCGATTTCGCGGGCGACGTCCTGCGCGCCCTGCACATCCCGGAGGTAGAGATTACTCGCGATGTAGCGCCGGGGCTGCGCCTGCGCGGCGCGGCTTGCGACTGGGCACGGGTCTTGTTGAACCTCCTGGTGAATGCCGGGGAAGCCATGAAGCACGGTGGCATCGTGGAAGTCTCGGCTCGGCGTTCGGGAGGCGAGATCGAGATCAAGGTCTCCGACAACGGCCCGGGGATTCCCGAGGCGTTGTTGCCTCTGGTGTTCCGGCCGAACTTCTCCGCGCGGCACCGCGGATCGGGGATGGGGCTGCACATCGTGGACTCGCTCGTGCGGAAGAATGGCGGCCGCGTTTCGGCCGCGAATCGTCCTGGCGGCGGCGCCGAGTTTTGCATCGTGGCGCCAGGGTAGCCTTCGGCTCCTCGCTCTCCCTCAACATGCCTTGTGCGCCCGCAAGCCACGGGAAACCTCTTTCCAGCCGCGCAATTCTGCCCGCATCGGCACTCGCCGGGCTGTCCCGCGCCGCCTGAGGCGCGCTTCTCCCCCCCCCCGGCCGCCAAGCAACGCCCATAGCTCGCGACACCGTCCCGTTTAGTTCGCCACGCGGTTGACCCAGGCGGCGGCTTCAAAGTTCCGCCGATTCCGCTGGTTCTATCCGCAGCCGTCGGGGCAAAACTTACCCAGTCACAAGGTCTTGGATCGGAATTATGCCTTTGGTTTCAATCGAGTGCGGGTCGCGGTGGGAAGGTGCAAAGGGTTCTCGATGTTACTTTGATGGCAGAGAACCTCGACTTGAGGGTTTCTGGAATCGGGGGCTGCCGACGTGAAGGCGATTCTACTGGGACGGTGGAGGAACTTGGATGAGTACCCCTGCGGAGAAGCTGAAGCCAAACAAGGGCGCAGGCCGCCAAGACAGCAAGCAGGCAGGCCGCAAAGACGGGAAGAGCGCACCGCGCCGACCGAGTAAAAAGGGCGCGATCGAGACGCTGATGAAGAAGTTCGAGAAGACGCTGGAAGAGGATGGAGTCAAGCTAACGGTTGGTGAGTATATCCGGCTGATGCAGCTTCGCAAGGAGCTGAATGTCGAGGAACCCAAGGAGATCAAAGTGACGTGGGTAGAACCAAACGAGAAGGAATCTGTTACAGAGACATAGAATACTGTCCGTTGCCTTCTCAGGAGAGGTTCCATCGGTCGACGCAGAGGTTCAAGGGTTTCTCGGGCCCCGTCGGGTCGGGCAAAAGCCAGGCTCTCTGTCATGAGGCGATCCGGCTAACCTACCTGAACCCGGGCAGAGCGGGGCTGCTGGGAGCTCCCACATACCCCATGCTGCGCGACGCGACGCAGAGCACCCTGTTTGAAATCCTGGGGAGGAGCCGCGTCCCGCACGAGTATCACAAAGCGGAGAACGTATTGACCATGACGGACACCAAGAGCCGGATCATCTTCCGGCCCCTGGACGACTACGAACGGCTTCGCGGCACCAATCTGGCGTGGTTTGGGCTGGACGAACTGACGTACACGGCCGAGGAAGCCTGGCTCAGGTTGGAAGGCCGACTTCGGGATCCCCGGGCAAAGCGTTTGTGCGGCTTTGCGGTCTGGACTCCGAAGGGCTTCGACTGGGTCTACCGGCGGTTCGTGGAGAACCTGGTGGAAGGCTACGAGATGACTCTCGCCGCGCCCTACGAAAACCGGCATCTGCTCGAGAAAGTGCCGGACTACTACGAAAGGCTGAAGCGGAGTTACGACGGCAGGTTTTTCGAACAAGAAGTGCTTGGGAAGTACCTGAACGTGAGCGAGGGGCAGGTCTACCACGCCTTCGAGCGAGCCCGGAACTTGTTGGAAGCGAGCGTGGACGCGACATTGCCGCTGCGCTGGGCGCTGGACTTCAACGTGGACCCGATGTGCTCGGTGATTGCGCAAGTCAGGGACGGCGTGGTTCACGTCTTGGACGAGATGGTGATGCGCCGGGTGAGCACTCGGGAGGTTTGTGAGGACTTCTTGAACCGGTACGGCCGCCATCCGGCCGGGGTGGTGGTCTACGGGGACGCGTCCGGATCGAGACGGCAGACGACCGGATCAAGCGACTTCGGGATGATGCGCGAAGCGCTCTCGAAGGGCAACATCAAATGCCGCGGTTACCGAGTCCCGCGGGCGAACCCGGAAGTGAGGGAGCGGGTGAACGTGGTGAACGCGATGCTGCAATCGGCGCAGAACGAGAGCCGGCTCTTCATCCACCCACGATGCCGGGAGCTGGTGCTGGACCTAGAGCAGGTGTGCTACAAGCCCGGCACTACGTTCATCGACAAGGACAGAGACCCGCGGCGGACGCACCTTTCCGACGCACTGGGGTACCTGGTGTGGCAGGAATGCAGACCAATGGGGCGGGCTGGGGAGCGCGGGGAGCGGCTGCTTGGGTGAGGGCGAAGGCCGCTCCGTTGAAGACGCGGTCAGAGAAGAACGCCGGCACGAATGCCGGCGCGGCCGGCTGAAAGCCCGCGCCACGAGCGCGGCTTCATCGGCTTTGGCGGCCCGCAGGGCCATGGGGACTCCCTCACGGGCGCGGTTCGGATAGGCGGCGTTGATTCGGCAAGGAGAAGACAGTGCTAGAAATCGACAGGGAACACCCGGAATACACGCAGAAGAAAACCACCTGGAAGAAGTACAAAGAGCTGTACGCAGGCGGCGACGAGTTCAAGGCAAACGCGAGCGAGTACCTCGTTAAGAGGCACCGGGAGCCGCTGGATGTGTACTACGAGCGGCTGCAGCGGGTCTTCTACGAGAACTACCTGGGATCCATCGTGGACTGGTACGCGGCCACGCTGTTCCGGCGCGAACCGGTTCTGACGTTCCAGGGGCCCAACGAAATCGGGAAGGCCTTCTACAGCGAGTTCGTCGAAAACTGCGACCTAAAGGGCACCTGCTTATCCGACTTCTTCCGGAAGGTACTGGTGGAAACGATGGTGAGCGGGACGGCGTATGTGCTGGTTGACTTTCCCCGCTCGAAGACCCCCGTGCTGAACCGGGCGCAGGAAGAGGCTGCGGGATGCGCAAGAGCCTACCTGACGGACTACGGCGCGCAGGAGGTCATCAACTGGAGCCACGACGACAAAGACAATTTCGAATGGGTGGTGCTCCGGACATCCAGTCTGCGACAGCAGGCACCGGATGGCGGCGATTGGGTGCGCGAGACGAAGTGGCTGTACTTCGACAAGGAAGAATTCAAGACGTACAAGCGGCTTGAGGGCAGGAAGGAGTCCGGGCGGCCACAACTAACCGACCATGGACGGCACGGCCTGGCGAAGCTGAAGCAAGTTCCCCTCTTCCAGTTTCAGACGAACGAGGGGCTGTGGCTGGCCAACAAAGCCGCCTCTCTGCAACTGGAGCACTTCAACAAGTCCAACGCGCTGAGCTGGGCCTTGACGATGGGGTTGTTCGCGTCGCCGGTAATCTACTCCGACCGGGAGTGGAACCAGATTGTGGGAGAGTCCTACTACATCCAACTGGGGCCCGAGGACCGATTCGGATGGACGGAGCCCGCGGGGAACGTCTACCAGATCGCAGCGGATAACCTGACCCGCCTGAAGGACGAGATCTACAGGGTCTGCTACCTAATGACGCAAGCGGGCGGCGGGCTGTCGGACGGATCGCAGCAATCGGGCCTGAGCAAACAACGGGACTTCACAATCACACAAGAGGTCCTGCGGTCTTACGGCGATGCGGTCAAGGACACGCTCAAGCGCGTGTTGCGATCGATCGAAGAAGCCCGGGAGGACGGGCTGGCGATCAACGTATCGGGGCTGGATGAGTTCGACATCGGCGATTTCAGCGGCGAGCTGGAAGACGCCATCAAGCTGCTGGGTTTAGGGATCGGGTCGAAGACGCTGCACAAGGAGATCTTGAGGAAGCTCGCGCTCAAGTACCTGTGCGACGTACGGCAGGATACCAAGGACAAGATCGTCAGCGAGATCGATCACTGGTGCGAGCAGTCATAAGACAAAGGAGGCGAACGATGGAGCAAGAACCCAAACAAGGCGCGGGGACGCCGACTGAAGGAAAGCCGGACATGCGCGGCGTCATCCGCGAGGTGATTGAGGAGTACGCGCGGAAGGAAGTGGCCAAAGCGGAGCCCGCCTATCGGAACGAGCTCGTGGAAGAGCGGAAGCGCAGGGAACAACTGGAGCGCCGGGTAAACGAACTGGTCCAGGAGAACTCACGGAGCCGCAAGATGGCGGAAGAGGCGGACCGGAACTCGACGATCCGGGCGGAGTTGCAGCGGCTGGGCGTCGCGAAAGTGGACCTGGCGTTCAAGGCCGTCAAGGACGATGTTCAACGCACGGAGGATGGCCGGCTGGTGGGGACCAGCGAGAACGGCGCATTGAGCCTGCGCGACTACCTGACCCATTTCGTAAGCGAGAATCCGGAGTTCCTTCCGGCGCGAAACCTGGGCGGGTCCGGAGTGATGAGCGGTCCACGGGGCGCGCTGACGGCGAGTTCATCGGTGGATCTGGACAAGATCAAGCCTGGGATGAGCCCGGAAGAGTTGGAACGGGTCCGCCAGGAGATCGCACGGATTGCTTCCCAGGCGCTGGGCGGCCAGTAAGGCGCACGGTGGCTACGGAAGATGACAGAACGCCCTCAGAGGCGGAATTGAATTGGACAGGAGAAACTAAATGCCAGCATTAACATCAGCAAATGTGGCTAACGCGATTGTCAAGTTGGTGGCGGTCGATGCCTTGCCCGCCCTGATGGGTAACCTTGTCATGGGGAACCTCGTCAATCGCGACTTCGAACCGGCGCTGGGTCAGGCCGGCGACACAGTGAACGTGCCGATCCCGCCCGTCCTGGTTGCCAACAACCTGGCCGAAGGCGGCACGGTGCAAACGCAGAACGCCAGTCTGGGAAACGCTCAAATCGTGCTCAACACGCATGCGGAAGCGACCTTCCAGATACCGGACGTCACCAAGGTCCTGGCGGTGCCGGATCTACTCAGGCTGTACATGCAGCCGGCACTGGTGGCCTTGGCCGAGAAGATCGAAAGCGACCTGTTGGGGCTGTACGCCGGATTTACGGCGAACGCGGCGGTGGGCAGCGGCGGCTCGCCGATCACCGAAGCGAGCGTCGACCAGGCGGAGACGGAGTTGTTCGAGGCGAAGGTGCCGGCGAGCGAGCCGAAGTACCTGGTGGTTGATTCCTCCACTTACTCTCAACTGCGGCAGATCGTCCGCTTCAGCGAGTTCCAGACCGCGGGAGACGCGGGTCTTCGGGCGATCGTCGAAGGGGCGGTCGGCAAGCTGAAGGACTTCTACGTCTTCCGTTCGCAGTTCGTGAAGAAGACG